ATCCAAATCTCGTATTCGGAACTTACAGAGTATTGGTAGAGTCCTACGTAAAGGCAAAGATAAAGTGAGTGCAAAACTTTATGATATTGCTGACGATTTTACGATTAACTCAAGAAAAAATTATACACTCAATCATTTTATTGAACGTATCAAAATTTATGTTTCTGAACAGTTCAACTACGATATCTTAACTATTGATATAAAAGACTAGAAAAAGGAGACGGTATGGCTATAGAAGATGATTTCTATGCAACCATAAAACTTAAATGTGGTGAAGAGATATTTGCTAAAGTAGCAGCATCTGATGAAGATGATAGAACAATGCTACTGATATCAAATCCTATTATGATAGAACCTGTGAAGAGTAGAGGTTCTGTTACTGGGTATAAGTTTGAACCTTGGTTAAAAACTTCTCATGAAGATTTGTTTATAATCAATATTGATGATGTGCTTACAATGTCTGAATCAGAAAATCTTGAGATGATTATGAACTATCAAGAGTTTATTAGAAAGTCTAATAAAACTAATTATTCAAAATTAGATAGAAAGATGGGTTACATTTCTAGTGTTCATGATGCTAAAGAAGTTCTAGAGAAACTCTATAATCTCTAATAACCTATAACTTATCTATCAACCGTGACAAGCCTAGTCTATGTGGCATTGATGGTCTTGTCAACACTTGTCTAACTGATAAGGTCGTGTTATAATAAGTACAACACATTATTCGGGTTCAAACTTGAAACCATTATGCCAAAACCAAGAAGTACAGAACACTATGTAAACAATAAAGAGTTTCTGAATGCTCTTGAGAATTACTTTGCACAGGTTGAAACAGCAAAACTTAATGACCAACCTAAACCAGTTATTCCTAGGTATATTGGTGAATGTTTCCTAAAGATTGCTAACCATTTATCATATAAGCCTAACTTCGTGAACTACATGTTCAAGGATGATATGATTTGTGATGGTATTGAAAACTGCGTAAGATATATTCATAACTTTAGTCCAGAGAAGTCAAAGAACCCCTTTGCATATTTCACACAAATTATCTACTATGCATTCCTGAGACGTATTTCTCAAGAGAAAAAACAACTAGAAATCAAAAATAAAATTCTTGACAAGAGTGACTTTGATGAGGTCTTTGATTCTAATGACCTTGACAGTAGTAATTACTCAGACTATAATTCCATCAAAGACGCAGTTCATCAAAAACTGAGAGGTGGTTGATTATGCATGGGAGTTTAGATCCTGAAGAGAATGTTATGAGTGATCTCATTGTAGATCCATATAACAATAGTATAGTTTTTCCTGAATGGTTATTGGAAATGATGGGAAAAGTAGGAGACTTGAAATGGTGTAAGAGTGACCACATAACAGTTGAGATAGGTGGTATGTCAGTATGTGGTCTTGATGGTGATGGAAGTAAGTGGTCTCCTTCAAAGGGAACACATAAGTATAACAAAGATGCTTTCATTATTATCAAAAATCAATCACGCAGAGACCTTAGTGTATCTCAATCTCCAATTGTAATCATAGAAGATAATGAAAGTAGCCATAATCACTGACACACACTATGGTGCTCGTAAAAATTCTAAACTCTTTCATGATTACTTTGAAAAGTTCTACAGAGATATCTTCTTCCCTACAATAGAAAATGAAGGTATTGACACTGTAGTGCATATGGGTGATGCATTTGATAGTCGTAAGGGTATTGAATTTAAAGCACTAAAGTGGTCTAAGAGAGTTGTGTTTGACCCTCTTAAGGAACGTGGTATTAAGATGCATCTTATGGTAGGTAACCATGATGCATACTACAAGAATACTAATGAAGTTAATGCAGTAGACCTTCTCCTGAAAGAATATGATAATGTTGAGGTTTATTCTTCTCCTACAGAGGTGTCATTGGGTGGTCTCAAAACTCTCTTTATTCCTTGGATTAACGAAGACAATCAAAAAGAGACAAACAAACTCATTGACAAAACCAAGTGTTCAGTCGCGATGGGACATCTTGAACTCAATGGATTTAAAGTTAACAATCAAATAGTCATGGACCATGGTCATGATAGTAGAGCATTTGATAAATTTGAAAAAGTATTTTCTGGACACTATCACACCAGGTCTGACAATGGAACTGTTTACTACCTAGGTAATCCTTATGAGATGTTCTGGAGTGATGTAAAAGACCTTAGAGGGTTTACTATCTTTGACACAGAGACATTAGAACATACCCCGGTCAATAATCCATACAGACTCTTCTACAACATTTATTATGAGGACACAGACCATCAGACATTCAATACTACAGAGTATGAAAATAAAATTGTCAAGGTCATTGTAAGAAAGAAGAGTGACATCAAGAAGTTTGAAAAGTTCATTGACAAACTTTATTCTACTGGTGTAGCAGACCTCAAGATTGTAGAGAACTTTCAGCTTATTGTGAGTGAAGAGTTTGAAACAGAAGAGTCAGAAGATACTATGTCTATCTTGAGTCGGTATATTGATGAGTCTGAAACAGAGTTAAATAAACCTGTTATCAAGTCTTTGATAAAAGAAATATATCAAGAGGCATGTGAGGTTGTTTGATGTTTATTATTACAGTTGTAGGTAAGGAAAAAGAAGGGGCATACTCTGTTATTGATGAAGATGGAGAACAGGTTCTTTATATTTTTATTCAAGAGGATGATGCTACAAGATACTCTATGCAATTAGAGGAACTTGGTTATCCTGAAATGACTGTATTAGAGGTAGATGATGAAGTAATGATAAAAACCTGTGAAATGCACGATCACTGTTATACTGTGATTACCCCCAATGACATTGTAATTCCACCTGACGAAGAATATGATAACCTTTAGAAAAATCTCCTGGAAAAATTTCTTATCTACTGGTAACCAACCAACAGAAGTTATTCTTGATGGAACTGCAACCACTCTAATCATTGGTGCCAATGGTGCGGGTAAGTCAACTATTCTTGATGCATTGACTTTTGTTCTGTATGGGAAGTCATTTCGTAAGATTAATAAGGCACAACTCATCAATAGTACCAATGAGAAGAGTTGCCTGGTTGAGATTGAGTTTGATGTCAATAGTGTAGAGTGGAAAATTCAACGTGGTATCAAACCAAACATCTTTAAGATTAGTCGTAATGGTGAGGAGTTAGACCAATCACATTCTGCTATCGACCAACAGAAGTGGTTAGAACAAAATGTTCTCAAGATGAACTATAAGAGTTTCACACAGATTGTAATCTTGGGTTCTTCTACCTTTGTTCCCTTTATGCAACTACCTGCATCTAGTCGTAGAGAAGTTGTAGAAGACCTGTTGGACATTAAGATCTTTTCATCAATGAATGATTTGATCAAATCCAAGATTCGTATCATTCGTGAAGAGACAAAGACTCTACAGTTGAAGAAAGAATCAATTCAAGATAAAGTCGATATGCAAAAAAACTTTATTGAGAAACTTGAGAGTCAAAGTAAGGACGATATTACTACAAAAACTAATAGAATTGGTTCTATCAATCTGGAGATTGAGAGTCTCTTCAAAAAGAGTTTGACTGAAGAAGATAGACTTGCAGAACTTAATAAATCTTTAGAAAAATTTGAAGGAGTTCAACAAAGACTTCGTGAGTTTGGTAGTGTGAAAGGTAAACTGTCACAAAGAATACAAACTATTGTTAAAGAACATAAATTTTTTACTGAGAATACGGTCTGTCCTACCTGTGACCAAGATATACAAGAGTCTTTTCGTGTAAATAGAATTAGTGATTCCCAAAGTAAAGCAGAAGAGTTGCGTGAGGGGTATGAACAACTCCAAGAGGCAATTAAAGACGAAGAGTTGAGGGAATCACAATTCAATCAACTTACCAAAGAAACAACAAAAGTACTTAATGGCATTTCTTCTTTCAATGTACAGATCTCTAGTTTACAAAAACAAGTTAGAGGTCTCGAATCAGAAATTCAAACTGTTACCAGTCAGATCCAGAACAGAAATATTGAACATGAGAAGTTAGAAAATCTAAGAAGTACACTTGACGAAACTTATGATCAACTTAGTAAAAGGAAAGAGAATATTTCCTACCATGATTTCGTATACGGTCTTCTTAAGGATGGTGGAGTCAAGGCAAAAATTATTAAGAAGTATCTTCCACTCATCAATCAACAGGTAAACAATTACCTTCAGATGATGGACTTCTACATCAACTTTAAACTTGATGAAGAATTCAATGAGACTATTGAATCTCCGATTCATGAGGATTTCTCCTACGCATCCTTCAGTGAAGGTGAGAAGATGAGAATCGACTTGTCTCTACTTTTTACCTGGAGAGAAATATCCAGGGTCAAAAACTCTGTCAATACTAACTTGATGATTCTAGATGAGGTTTGTGACAGTAGTCTAGATGGAAGTGGTTCTGATGACTTTATGAAAATTATTAGATACAGACAACCAAATACAAATGTATTTGTTATTTCTCACAAGGATGGTATTGAAGATAAGTTCGATCAAGTCATTCGATTTGAGAAGTTTAAAGGATTTTCAAGGAAGGTATAGTTAAATTACAAATATACAAATGTTAGTAAAGTAACACAAAGTAGACTATATAATTCAGTGGTATGGAGATTATTATGAAAGACCTTTTATCACGGAATGAATTAGCATCATGGAAATGGAATCAGAAAAACACTAGCGAGGAAAAATACGATCAAATATCAGAATACTTTCAATGTATCTCTGACTGTGAAATTATAGACCATACTGCAAGGAGGTTTTGTAGACACATTCTTACTGAATAAATCTAAACAATAACCAAGGAGCATCAAACCAAAGTCCCCTTCACCTAATAAGTGAAGGGGATTGGTCTATGTGCCAATCATAGAACTGTCTGACCCATCCGTAATTCGGGTGGGTTTTGCTATATACTATGTCTATCGGAAACGAAATGACTATGGTCAACTACGAAATCAAATCACAACTTGCTAAACTTCTTGCAACTGAAGACCTTCTAGTTGAGAACCGTGATGTTGAGACTGCACAGTTCAATGTTGAAACCAGAATTCTAACTCTTCCTATGTGGAAACTTGCTAGTGAGAGTGTCTATGATATGTTGGTGGGTCACGAAGTGGGTCATGCTCTGTATACTCCCAATGATTGGAGTTGGGAAGATAGAGTTCCTCAACAGTTTGTGAATGTAACTGAAGATGCTCGTATCGAGAAACTAATGAAACGTCGATACCCTGGTCTTGCAAAGAGTTTCTACAAAGGTTATAAAGAACTATCTGACCAAGATTTCTTTGGAATTGAAGAACAAGATGTTCAAAGTATGAATCTTGCTGACCGTATCAATCTCTACTATAAGATTGGTAACTTTATTGATGTACCTATTGATGATGGTGAAGAGAAAGATATTCTAGACATTGTTGGTAAAACAGAAACTTTTAGTGATGCAGTTCTTGCCGCAGAAGTTCTTTACAAGTATTGTCTTGGTGAGGCAGAAAAAGAACAGCAGGAGACTGTCAACGACAATTCTAACCCCCAAAACAAAGAGGGTTCAATAGACGGTGAACCAGAGAAAGAAGAAACATCTGGTACTAAAACTCCAGAGAGTGCAGGTTCTGCAGAGGGTTCTGCAGAAGGTTCTAGTGAAAATAGTATTACTGAGGAACCTAAAGTTCAGACAGATGAAGCATTCAATGAAGGTACTCAAGAACTCAATGGCGTATCTGACCAATATAGAAACCCTGAATACTATGAGGTTCCTGAAGTTGATGTAGAACAGCTTATTATCTCAAATACTGAATGTCATAAAGAGATAAGTGCACACTGGGAAAAACTTTCTACTGATGAACCTTACTGGTGTGAGTACTCTAAAAAATATCATATAATAAAGGCAACAAATTTTACTTATGTTGATACTCAGTATAATAAATTTAAATTATCTACTCAAAAAGAAGTCAACTATCTTGTAAAAGAGTTTGAATGTAAGAAGTCTGCAGATGCATATTCTCGTTCACTTACATCAAAGACTGGTGTATTAGATTGTACCAAACTTCATACCTACAAATACAATGAAGATTTGTTCAAGAAGATAAATGTACTACCTGATGGCAAGAATCATGGTCTTATTTTTATTCTTGACTGGTCAGGTTCTATGGCTAATACAATGTTGTCTACATTGAAACAACTCTTTAATTTGATTTGGTTCTGTAAGAAAGTGAATATCCCATTTGATGTATATGCATTTACCAACAATTACATCAAAAACCGAAATGACAAACAATCTTATAAATCAACTCATCCAATTGATGATATTGAATATCAAGATGTAAGAGATAATATGTTAGTAGTTTCTCCTGACTTTAATCTCCTTCACTTCTTAACTAGTGATACAAGAAAGGCAGAACTTGATAAACAGATGTTGTCTTTATATCGAATTGCACACTCATTTGTATACAATGTAGGATTCGAACCTCCAGTAAACTTCTCACTATCTGGTACTCCTTTGAATGAAGCACTAGTATGTCTTCATAAACTCATTCCTAATTTTAAATTGAAGACCGGTGTTCAAAAAGTCAACACAGTTATCTTGACTGATGGAGAAGCCAATCACTTACCTGTGTTCAAAACATGTGAGTATTTGGGTGGTAAATTGGGTATCAATAGACTGTGTGCTTCTGACTATATTCGTAATCGTAAAACTGGATACACTTACAAAGTTCCCCATCAATATTATGAATTTACTGAACTTCTACTAAAAGATTTGAAAGAAAGTTTTCCTGATGTAAACCTTATCGGTATTCGTATTACTTCTAACTATGAATTCAAACCGTTCTTGCGTAGGTATATGGATGTTAGTGATGAACTTATGAAAGTTATTCGTAAAGAAAAGTCTTACGAGATTAAAAACTCTGGTTATACTTCTTACTTTGCTATGTTAGATGTTGGTTTGAATAATGACACTGAGTTTGAAGTTGATGAGGGAGCATCCAAATCAAAAATCAAATCTGCGTTTGCCAAAAATCTCAAGGCTAAGTCTCTAAATAGAAAAGTACTTAGTCAGTTCGTTGACCTCATTTCCTGACCAGTTTGAGAACTGACCACTACCACCCCTAAACCGGGTGGTTTTGCCCTATATTAGCTATATTGAAATACACAACACACATGGCACTGTCAATTGAGTACATCATTTCTTCTCTCACTAACTTGTATGGCTCGGAGGTTGTAACCGCTGATATTCGTGCATGGTGTACCATGAATGACACCACCTATGGAACCGTTACCAAGAGGCTTGATGCATACAAAGTCGGTCGTGGTAAGTGGAACCTAACCATTCAAGAGAAGTTGGAACAAGACTATCAAGCTCCTCCAGCACTGCCGGTGATTGAACAAAATCTCATTCCTGTAAAAGATGATACCTTCGTCAAGTTTGGTAATTTTACAGACATTAAGAAAATTATTCAGTCCCGTCTATTTTATCCATCGTTTATTACGGGTCTTTCTGGTAATGGTAAAACGTTCTTGGTTGAACAGGCTTGTGCACAACTCAAGAGAGAATTAATCCGTGTCAACATTACCATCGAGACTGATGAAGATGACCTTATTGGTGGCTTCCGTTTGGTTAATGGTGAAACTGTTTGGCATAATGGTCCAGTCATCGAGGCTCTGGAACGTGGAGCAGTGTTGCTTCTAGATGAAGTTGACCTTGCATCTAATAAAATCCTATGTCTTCAATCTATTCTTGAAGGTAAAGGTGTTTTCTTGAAGAAGACCGGTAAGTTTGTACAACCCAAGGAGGGATTCAATGTTATTGCAACTGCAAATACTAAAGGTAAAGGCAGCGATGACGGTAGGTTTATTGGAACTAACGTTCTCAATGAGGCATTTCTAGAACGTTTCTGTATTACTCTTGAACAAGAGTATCCAACAGCCAAGACTGAACAAAAAATTCTAGAAGGTATTGCTTTAGACCTTAGTATCGAAGACCGAGAGTTTTGTAAGCATCTCTGTGACTGGGCTGACATCATTCGTAAGACGTTTTATGATGGTGGTATTGAAGATGTTATCTCAACTCGTCGTTTGGTACATATCATTCGTGCATACAGTATCTTCAATGATAAGTCCAAAGCAATTCAAGTCTGTATCAATAGGTTTGATGAAGAAACCAAGTCTTCTTTTTTAGAACTCTATGACAAGGTAGATGTAAATTTTGAGATGAAAGTTGACAACGAGGGAGATAATTGATAGAATGAACTCGTGGAGTTTATTATA